CGGTAATATATATGGGTTGTTGTTTTGGTGTTAGTATAAGGTCTCCGTTAATATATTCTATTATATAGTTTTGAATATTTTGAATGCGAATTGTTTCTGTCATTTTGGTATTTTATTTTATTTGTTTGGTTGTTTGTTTGTTATAAAAAGCATTTCAATTTTTATATTTAATTACTAAAAAAGTTTGAATAAAAAAGGGTGGGGTTCCCTTTTTATTTTTATCTATTTATTTGTTTTTATTTATTTGTTTTTATTTTTTTATTATTTTATTAAACTAATATTTAGTCATCTTCCTCAGAACTATCTTCACTTTCATCAGAATCATCTTCTTCCGCACCATATAATACAACATCGTTGTTTGAATTTATTTTACCCATAAGGTCTTTTTTTTCATTATATAGTAAATTGTCGGGTGTTTTAAAATAAATTACGCCATCATATTTAAACTTTACTAAACCATTTGATTCATCGTTTGATGAACTAGTAGGTTGTTGGGTTTTATTTATTCCTTCCACTAGTTCATTCACAAATTTAGCAAGAGAATTGTGATTTTGACATTTTTCTTCATCTATTTCATTCAATCGTTTATTAAGAAGAGTATTATAATTTTTACTTATTATGTTAAGTTTTTTAACTATCTCATTATTACTTTTACAACTATTTTTATCTATTTCAGCTATTAATTTCAAAGATGCAACAAGAGTATTATAATCTTTATTTACTATTTTATTTAGTTCTTTATAACCTCCATAAAGAGTATTATAATTTTCATTAATTTTTTTATCAAGTTTATCATCAAGTTTACATATTTGGTATTCAATGGTTTCCATTTCACAACGTAAATCATTCTCAATCTCCCCAATAATGTTACCTGGTTCAATCACCCGTTTTTCAATCACCTCAAGTTTACGATTAATATCGGGAATAAGGTTATTTTCTAAAATATAAATTTTATGTTTATATTCTTGATTAGTATTTTTAGTTTCATTCAAATCGTTTTCAAGACTTGCAATTTTATTTTTATTTTCTTTAATTTCTTCTTCCATACGTTTCATTTTATCGTTGGTATAATCCATAAAACTCATCATTAAATTATTCATTTTACTTAATTTCTCATCCATTTCAAATTTGGTTACTGTTGACATTCTTTTTTATTTATTTGTTTGTTTGTTGTTTGTTGTTTGTTGTTTGTTGTCATTGTATAAAAAGCATTTCAATTTTTTATATTTAATTACTAAAAAAAGTTGCAATAAAAAAGTCACCCTTTTTATTTGTTTACTTATTTATATTTTCTATTATACTCTTTTTATGATTTGGGTTTAATTATACTAAAATTATTTATAAACGTTATCATCAATCTGTTAAAATGTTGGGGTTTATTCAATACCAATTTCTTCTTCTTCTTCTTCTTCTTCAATTAATAGGGTGTCTTGAGCATCATCAATAGAGTCAGTATTTACTAAACTCGCATCATCTGCTTTGCTCGATTTTACAATACTTGACATAAATTGGTGTGCTTGTTTTTTGTTATTTTCAATCTCCTTTTCTAATTGTTTTATAAGGGTATCGTTGTATTCACAATACTCGACGATTTCTTGTTGTCGTTCAAGTGATGGGATTGGGAATTTTAACTTGTGTAAATCTTTTGAATAAATGTGTGGTTGTGCTGACCCATTCTGTAATTGATATATTTTATCTTGGATTGTTTTTAATAAATAATATAAATAAGTGTTATTTATTGAGTCATTTTTTGGTATTATTGAAAAGCAATCACTCGCCCATACTTTTTTATTATATTTACTAATAAATCCTGCGTAGGCCCCACTTGAAGAACATAAAATAGTATTTTCATGAGTATTATATTCATTATGAAATCCCATTGGGTTTTTTCCTCCACCAATAACAGGATATTCTCCTTCAATTAAATATTGTTTAGTTATATTTTTTCCATTTTTAAACTCACAAACTTCCCCAAGTATTTTCACAATATTACATTTATCTAAACTATATAAGTATAAATATCTATGTTTTCTTGTTTTGAAAAACTCTATTTGTTTAGATAATTCAATTGATTGGTCTTGCCATTCAACTAATTTCTCAAAAATATCATATTTTCCATCTAATAATAGTTTAAATATATCAGTATTTTTATAATATTCTACAACACTTCGTAAAACATATTTATATGTAAATAAGTCATCAAGAATTTCAACAATTTCTTTTTGTTTATCAAGTGATGGGACTGGAATCTTTATTTTAGATATGTCATTTGTTGATATATTTGGTTGTGCAGTTCCTTGTGCTAAATTTAATATTTTTTCGTCAATATTACAACAAACATACCAATAATATATGTATTTTTGACTAATACAAGTTTTAGCATTTATCTTACCTACGCGTTGATTTAAGTAAGATTTTTGTTCTAAATTATATATACCGATTTTTCCTGTTGTAGCACCACTTAATGCTATTAGTATATCTCCTTTTTGTATTTCAAACAATTTATATTTTGTATTTTCTTCAATATATTCTGTTATTTTATTTTCAGAAATAATTCCATTTTGAATTGATTTAATTTGTAGAATACCAATATTTGTTTCATTTTGTTTTTCATAATCAGTTGATTTGAATGAATAACCATTTTTAAACTCACAAACTTTACTTAATTCAATCCATTCAATTTCATCTTCATCTTTACTTTCTTCTTCCTCAATACCATATTCAGTATAATTTAAAGAATATTTTTTAGATGCTATTTCATTTATATCAACTTCTTTAATAAAATATTTTTCTTCTGTATCTGGATTAAAATCATAAAACTTTACTTTTTTAGTTGAATGAGATTTACAAAATTTTAATATTCGTTTTTTTCCTGATATTTCAACTACATCTTTTCTTTCCTTCTTTTTAGTAAAGAATAAAATACAAGTTTTTGTTGCGGTTGACGTAAAAGTTCCAGAAGGACATAATATGACTTCGTGCAAATTACAACTTTTCATCAAATATTCTCTTACTTTATCATAACCAGATGACGAACCATACATTTTTTGACCATCTAACATTACAGACGCACATCGTCCGTTTATGTTTAAACAATGTATCATCATTTGTAAGAATAAAACCTCAGAATTTTTACCACCGGTTTTTATAGGTATATAATTATCTAATATTTCTAAACTACCAAGTGATGTTAATAATTCATCATACTTTATTGTTACTGAAAATGGAGGATTTGCTACAATATTATCAACTTTTATATTATGAAATTTTCTAATACTATCAGCACAAATAACATTTGGTAATATTTCACCAGTATTAATTAGCATATTTGACAAACATAAATTATAGATTTTCCCTTTTATTTCAATACCATAAATATTTTTAATTAATTGATGTCTTAATTCTTCACTTGTTATTTGATTTGTTTTTTCAAATTGTTTATAATGTTTAATAATAGTATTTAATATACCACCAGTTCCAGAAGCAGGGTCTAATACACTTTCGATTTCGCCATTATCTTTTAATTTTGGATTAACCAAATTTACCAATAATTTTTTAACTTTTGGAGGTGTAAAGAATTGTCCCAATTCACTTTTTTTATTTCCACCAGCACCAAACACAGCATCGACAAATATACTTTCATATGCTTCGCCCAATATATCATAATCATAATTATTGAAATCAATAGAACTTAACAAGATAACAATTTTTTTTATGGTAGTTGATTCTTTAATAAATGTTTTTTTTCCATCTTCAAATACATCTTTAAATTTAGGATGTTTTGATAATACTTCTTTCCATAAAAACTCATCAAATATTTTTTTTATATTACTTTCTTTTTCTGGAATTTTAACATATTCAATTAATTTACTGAATTTTACATATTCCAAATATTCTTTAAATTTTTCATTTCCATATTTTTTAACACCATCTTTATATAATTCTAAATTGTAAATATCAATAGAACCATTTTCTATATGTTTTTCTGCTTGTTTAAGAATTAAGAAATGAGATAATTCGTTTAACGCTTCATCGCCTATTAAATGTTCCGCGTCATTACGCAATATATCTAAACATGTTTTGAATAAACTATGTAATTCTTGTATTTTACCATTCGTCATTGATTGTTGTTCTTTCTTTTCGATTATTTGATTAATTGGTATACATCCGTTCTTTTTAGTAAGATGTCTTTGTAAATCAACTTTTTGTTTAAACTTATGTCCGCAATGTTCGCAATTGTAATTCATTGTATTATTCATTGTATTATTCATTGTATTATTCATATAGATTGTAATATAAAGTAATAATAACGTTTTAAATCAATTTTTTTATTTAATTAAAAAAACCCATAACTATTTTTAATAATATACTTTTCAAGTTTTTTTAACTTTTTTACTTAAAACTCAACTAATTCTTCATTTTTGTTTTGTTTAATTATTTCGGTTAAATCGTTAATATCATAATATTCGCACCATAAATCATACGGAGGAAGACTATCATCTAATACTTTTAAAGATTTTGTTATATTTGTAAATTCAAAATCAATATTTATTTCGTTAGATAAATACTCGCTTACTTTATTTTTACAGGTTTCAAAATCATAATATACTCGTTCAATACTTAAATATTCAATCCAGTTTGTAAATTGTCCTTTGAATACTATTTCAGGTTCTTTGGATAATCTATTGTCTCTTTCGCATAATTCATAATAACTTTCTTTACTTTTTATACTTTTATCGGCAATTATTTTTTTTGCTTTTTCATATGATGTATCTAGTTGAGTTCTTTTTATTGTGCTCAATATTAATATTTTTGTTAGTTCATCATCATACTCGCCAAAGTCATCACACTCGCCATACTCATCAACCGGTTCACTTTCTTTTTTTTCTATTGTTTTAAATTTTTGTTTTGGGATTTCAATATTAATTCTAAACACTTTAATTTTTTGATTAATAGTTTCATCTTCTAAACCCATTTGATAAATAATTTTTTTAACTTTTTTCAAGTCGGGGTTTTCATTATTTGAGTCATAACTATTCAAAATTGGTAATATAATTTTGGTGATTTTATTAGGTTGTTTTTCATTTATTCTACTTGCTCTTAATGCGGATTGAACTATACGGATATTTGATGTCATATTTTCAGCAAATACAACAGCATCTAATAGGGGGAAATCCCATCCTTCACCCAAACAATATACACATGCAATTATTCCAAACTTAGACGTTTCAAAATTATCAATTATTTTTTTTTGGTCTGTTGATTTTATTCCACTATCATAATTTGAGTAATATAAATCAAGTTTATTAAAATAATTATTTAAGAGAATTCTTATAAATTTAATTAATTTTAACGAATTAGTCTTGTTATTTGAATATACCAATAAATGGTGTGAATGTCCGTCAAATATGCTTTTCAAAGATGCAAACGCACTCAAAAACAACCTCTTATCATTTTCTTCTTTAATTTTAAACCGCAATAATTGTTGTTCTAACTGTTTTTCATTTGTAATAATAGTTTGAATCACATACTCACAAATAATTTCTTCATTAATTGCCCATAGCAAAGTTTTTCTATCAATTATTTCTCCAAAATAATCAACATTATCATTTGAAACTACAATACCATCATCACACATACTTTCTAAGTTTTTAAGTGTGGCTGTTAATGATAATTGTTTTACAGATGGAATGTTTAACATTTGAATATATTTTTTTGTAGTATGTGCTAATCGCATATTATATGTAGTTAAATGATGAACTTCATCTAGTATTTTCATATCAAATACAAATATTTTATCGCGTGTTGCCGTATATACTTTATGTGCTGATGAATATGTTGTTATTACAATACATTTTTTTTGATTATTTTCTAAAAATCGCATTATATTTTCATTATTTTCTCCACACGAAACAATTAATATTAAATCCTTAAATGTTGGAAATAATTTACTTATGACCCCTTTCCATTGTTCAACTAACAATAAATTAGGAACACCGATAAGAATCGTTTGTGAGTTTAAACGTTGAGTTATCCATAATGAAATTAAAGTTTTACCGATTCCACATATTAATACAAGTAATCCCTTATCATTAATAATAAAATATTGAAATGCTTTATTAATAATCTCAATTTGGTCTTCTCTTGGGGTATATTTAGGTTTTTTTATTTTTAATTCGTCAATAAATTTGGTTTTATTTCGTATTGTTGTAGACATTTGTGTGAGTGTTTTAACTAATGAATTTCGAATTCGTTTAAACGTTTTTTTTGCTCGGTCAATACGTTTCAACTTTTCAAAATGTTGTTGTTTATTTTGTTTATTAATTTTTAATTTTTGAATAAACCGATTAATATCTAGGTTATCAATTATTTCTGAAATGTTAGTTCGGCGTTTAATACCGTTAAGTCTATATTTTCTTTCTAACGTATCTATTTCTTCTCTTGACAATACCTTAAATTTAATATTCATCGATTCCAAATACGGGACAATCTTATCGATTACACAAACATCATAATATTCGGTTCCGCCTCCTTTATAATCATTATATTCTTTAAAATAATTTTTTAACGATTTGTCGAGTAATTTCATTCTATTAAGCGGTATTTCAATAACCATTATAAATGTTCCTCTTACGTGTTCGTATGTAGTATATGCGTCCCCTCTATTTTTTCCATTTCCCGTAATCCCAATTTTTATGATTTGTTTTAATACACATAATTCGTTATTTCTAATATAAATTATTCCGGTTGGTTCTTCCATTTTATAAAGTCTTATAAGTTATTAAAACAACTATTTAAAAAAATTAATCATTTTTTTTATTAATTATTTGTCTCTATCTCTCTCTCCGGAATTATTCTGTGTCAACACAAATGTATAATTAATAGACCCCAAAAATATTCTGTGTCAACACAATTAAATAAATAATAGACCATCTCTCCAAAAATATTTTGCATCTATAGAGACTTTAAAAACAATAACTCAAGGTGCTATGGGTGCTATGTCGTTTGGCGCATATCATCAGTATACTACAAATAAAATAATGGAATTAAACAACGAAAAACAAGATTTCCAAAATAAACTGTTTATGGAAAAACTAGAAACTAAACATAAAATGGAAATGAATTCGTTGCTTGAAAAGGTAAATAAACTAGAAAACAGACGGTGGTGGTGGAATTAATACTTATGGTTATTGGTCATATTTATAATGAATTAAATATAGATTTCTAATATTAGAAATTTCCAATAAAAATAACGCATCAGATTTAGTTCTTTTAATGTTATATTTTTCATTAATTAAAAATGTTGTCATCTCGTATATATCTGAATAACTACATGTCATTAATACTAATTCGTCCGTTAAAATATTATATAAATAATAATTATTTATATCACGGTCTCTTTTATATTCATAACATAATTTGTATAATGCTAATTGAATATAATTCTCTTTTTTTAGTTTAGATACACATTTAAATTCATATATATTATTGTTATTAGAAATACAATCAATATATCCATTTATATCTATGTTTAAATGCGTACAATTTACAAACTCCTCAAATAAAGCGTTGGGTGATAATTTTAATTTATGTAATCGGTCTACGCATATTGATAAATTTTCTATTGACAACCAGTTATACTGAGTAATTTGAATTAATTTAAATAAAAATCCTGTTTTACAAGTATTCCATACATTTGCGATTTGTAATAAGGATACTGGATCTAATTGTTTATTTATAATATCCTTAAATTCACAATTATTAACCTTGTTAAATAATTCAACGATATATTTATTCTCAATCTTAATATTTTCAAAAATAGTTATGTTTCCTGTGTGCAAATATTCAAAATAAGCAGGTATAGCCATTCCGTTTAGTTCGCTTACTTCTTCAAATAAGTTTCCATTCTGTTTAGTTTTTATAGGGATATTAACTTTTTTATCTATTTCTTGTATTTTTTCAAATTTTAAATACTTAAAACACGTATCTAATACTTCCTGTGGGAGATGATTTAATAATTCACAAACACCTATTTGCTTTGGTTTTTCATTTTTGGGATCCTGTTGTTTAATTTTATGATTCCAATAGAAAGGTTCAATTAATTCACAATAATGTTCTATATTTTCTTTACATAAAAAATCTAAATAATCAAACTCAACGCTATGAAATAAACTTAAATGTTCTAACGCACGTGTTGTAGCAACATATAACTCGTTCGGACATATATGTCTATTTACATTTTTTTTATAAAATTTAAAATATGAATTATCAAAACCTAAAACTAAGACAACCTTTCTCTCTAATCCTTTTACTTGATGAAATGTTGAAAACACTAATTTATGTGCTAGAATATCTTTATCTAGTGTTGCGTCATCTCCGCTAGGAACAAAAATTGGTATATTTCGGATTCCAGTTTTTAACTTATTTTCTAAGTATCTAATAGGAGATCGTTCGTTTTTTATTGATGGTGCTAATATAAATATATCGTTTGGTGAATATCCCATATCTAAATAATAATATACTTCCCATTCTATTCTATTAAAACTGGGTTGCCGTTCCGGATGATAACTATCGCAAATGATATATCTCGGTTTCTTTTTAAAAATTTTATAAGAGTGAATTTTATCTTTTTTTAACATACATTTATTTATAAATTCGCTCATTTCAAAGGTTATCCGAAAACTTGTTGACAACTTTAGTTTTTTCCACGGTAAGTTATTAAAAATAAATATATTTTCAGCAAATGTAATGAATCGTTGATCCGCACCATTAAAATCAAAAATACTTTGTTGTTCATCACCCAATATACAATTTTTGGTGTTGATATTATTATTATCACGAAATATTTTACATATTAGTTGAAAATATAATGGGGATATGTCTTGTGCTTCATCCAATATAATTATATCATAATTATATTTTTTAATTAATGAAGTATTATTTTTTAATAACTCAATAATTTCAGAATCGGTAAAAGACAAATTATTGTAGTATTTAACACAAAACGAATGATACGAATGGGTTTCAATATTAGTCAATTCTAATTGTTGTATTTTTTCTCTTGTTTCTATTTTTAGTTTTGAATTATAAGTTAATAATAATATATTAGAATCCTTAAAATGTGTCGCAATATGCAAATTACACGTTGTTTTTCCGGAACCAGCAACACTATCTATTATAACATTATTATTATTTATTAATTCTTCAATAACACATTGTTGTTCGTGTGATGCTTGAGGTAAAGGTAACATTATATTATTATATTAATAGTTGTTTAAATCCATTTAAACAACACGTAGAACCTAAGTATATTTTTACAAATTGTCAACAAAAAATATAGTTAGTTGACTATAATTAATTATTTACACCTATTTTATTTCAAACGTAGAGTATTTAATCAAATTAATCTCGCAATAAAAAAGGGAACAACCCACACCTTTTTTATTTTTGTCGACAATAACTAATTAGATTTTTACACAAGTAAACAAACAAAATTTTTCTATACTTGAATGAATAATTTTAAATCCGTTCTCTCTCAATAACTCGGTCATTTTACAAGCTTCATTTCCTTGAATAATATTTCCCAATTCATCCTTTTCAGACCATCTTTTGGTTGGTTCGATAATGTATAATTGACCATTACTCTCTAATATTCTCGACGCTTCTTTTATATAATCACGACAATTTGAACCCCACATCGCAAGACTCAAAATGCAGATGTCGACACTATCCTCTTCTAAAGGCAAATTAGATATATCACAAGATATAATCCTGTCATTTTCAGAAATATGGTCGTAATTCATAAAGTTAAAACGTGCATCATTTTTAAAATGGTCTGATATTTGTCCTTTTCCACATCCCATGTCTACAACCTGTTTTGTTCTTTTTGTTTTTATTTTAGTTAGTTCTTGAATAATTCGATTTCTCGGAATTCCTTCAGTTGGAAACGATTCTTCGTTTTTCTCAGATATTTCGTGGTATTTTTTCCACAAGTCCGGATTCTCTTTAAATTCATTATTTAGATTTTGAGAATTCATAGTTTTATATCGTTGATGTAATTGAGACATTTCGGTTTTTATTCTTGTTTTTCTTTCCTCTCGGATTTCCTCCCTTTTTTTGGAAGATTTTGGAAGATTCATTACTTTCTTTTTTATTGGTTCTTCTTTTATTTGTGTTTCAACAGAATTT